TCAACTTCAACACGTCGAGCCCCAGGGCCGTGCTGTGCTACCCCCACTGCAAGGTCTACGACACGTCCACCGACACCACGGTGTTGCAACCGTTGTCGCCGCGCCTGGCCGGGGTGTTGGCCGCCAAAGACATGGACAAAGGCTACTGGTGGAGCCCGTCGAATACGGAAATCCAGGGCATCGTCGGCATGGAGGTCCGGCTCACGGCCGGGATCAACGACGCGAATTCCGAGTGCAACCTCTTAAACGAGGTGGGCGTCACCACCATCTTCAACGCCTACGCCACGGGCCTGCGCACCTGGGGCAACCGTTCCGCCGCCTGGCCCTCGGTCACCGGCCCCAAGCAGTTCATCAACATCCGCCGCGTGGCCGACGTGATCGCCGAGTCCATCGAGTACAGCATGCTCCAGTTCTTGGACCGGCCCATCACCAACGCCTTCATCGACGCCATCACCGAGTCCGTGAACAGCTTCCTGCGCACCCTCGTGGCGCGCGGGGCCATCCTGGACGGCCGCTGCTGGTACGACAAGAGCCTCAACGAGGCCACGGCCCTGGCCGCCGGGCACATCGTTTTTTCGTATGACTTCATGCCGCCGCCCCCGGCCGAACGCATCACGTTCGAAAGCCGCGTGAACATCGCTTATCTGTCCCAGCTCAACGCCTCGGCCAACACCGTCGCCACGGCGTCGGCCTCGTAAGGAGTCAGCATGCCCACCCCGATCCAGATCAACCGCCTGACGAACTGCAACGTCTACGTCAACGGCACGTCGCAGCTCGGCCGGTGCGAAGAGGCCAAGGTTCCGGCGATCAAAAACGTCATGAGCGAACACAAGGCCCTGGGGATGATCGCCAAGGTCGAATTGCCGTCCGGCATCGACAAGATGGAGGCCGACTTCAAGTGGGCATCGTTTTACCCGGACATTTTGCCCACCCTCGCCAATCCTTTCAAGGCCGTGGCCTTGCAAGTTCGCGGCTCGCTCCAGACCTGGGACGACTCGGGGCTCGTCGCCGAGTTGCCCCTGGTGGTGCATCTGCGCGGGCAATTCAAGGAGGTGTCCTTCGGGGACTACAAACCCCAGAACCCGGCCGAGTTTCCCTCCAAGTTTTCGGTCAGCTACGTCAAGTGCGTCTCGGACGGCCGGGAACTCTACGAGATCGACGCCCTGTCCAACATCCTCAAGGTGGATGGCGTCGACCTCCTGGCCACCTACCGCCAGAACATCGGCGGATAACCCCAACTCACGGGAGAAATCCATGAGCGAAGCGAACATTATCGATCCGGGCGTCGAGCAGCCCCAGACCCCCGGCCTTGAGGGCGCGGCCGAGGCCGTGGGCGCGGCCCTGGAAGAACATCTCCAGGAGATCGACGACGCCTATGCGTCCTTGCCGAAGGATGACGGTTTCCTGTTGCCGTCCGGCGTGCGTGTGGTCATGCGCCCGGGCAAGGGCCGCGACCTGCTGGCCGCCCAGCGCGCCGCCGCAACGGACACGAACCTGGTCGTATACGGCCTGATCGCCGCCCTTTGCACGTTTGGCGGCGAAAAGCGGGTGCTCGAAGACATCCTGGACATGCCGCTTGGCGACGTCCTGCTGTTGAACGTCAAGATCGGGGAACTGACTGGCGGCGATTTTTTGCCGTCGACGCCCCTGCCGTCCTCCATCTCGCAGCCGTGACCGGCTGGAGCCACGGCGAACTGATGGACATGGACGCGGCCGAACTGGCCAGATGGTGCCGGGAGGCCGTGGAGTACCACAACAATCTGCACAGGGTTGATTGACGGGGCGGCGAAAAGCCGCCCCTGACGCCTGGGGGCCAGCGTGAACGGACTGTTGCAACTCGGCATCGTGCTGACCGCCATCGACAAGATGAGCGGCGTCATCAACGGCGCAACCGACAAGGCCGCCCAGGGCTTCGCCCGTCTGCAACAGCGCGTGTCCCAGGTCTCGGCCAAGATGACCGAGATGGGGACCAAGGCCAGCATGATGGGTGATGGCATCATGAGCGGCCTGCAAAAGCCCATTACCGCCTTCGCCAACCTGAACGAGGCCTCGACGAACCTGCGCGTGGCCATGCTGGACAACCTGGGGCGCATCCCGCCGCAATTCGCGGAGATCAACCGCCAGGCCGTGGAGCTTGGCAACCTCCTGCCCGGAACCACGGCGGATTTTATCAACAATGCCCAGGCACTTATCGAAAAGGGCGCGTCCCTGTCCTCGGTCGTGAATGGAGGCCTCAAGGCCGCCGCCTACCTGGGCGTCATTTTGAAGATCCCCCAGGCCGAGGCGGGCGCGCTGACGGCGAAGTTCCGCGAGACCTTCGGGCTGGCCGAAAACGAGCTGGTCAAAATGGCGGACCTGACCCAGCGGGCCAAGTTTTCTTTCGGCCTGGCCCCCGAGGAAATCAAGTACGCGGCGCAATACCTCGGCGGGACGCTCAATACCCTCAAGCTGGCCGGGGCGGAGAACGCCAAGATGGTCCTGGCCATGCAAGGTCTGGCCAGCCAGCACGGCGTCGAGGGCAGCGTCTTCGGCACAAACTTCGCGACGATGCTGACCCAGACCGCCATGCTGGAAGACAAGCTGGGCCGTAATTCCAAGATCATGAAGGAGGTCAACGCCGATCTGCGGCATGCCGGGATCAACATGCAATTTTTTGATCAGGCGGGAAACTTCGTCGGGCTGGAAAAGATGGTCGGCGAATTGGAGAAGCTGAATTCGCTCTCCCAACTGGACAAGCTCCAGGTCATGACCAAGCTGTTCGGCTCGGAGGGTACGCGGGTGGCCTCCATCCTGTCCGACGCTGGCGTCGCGGGGCTGCGCGAGGCCATGGGCCTGATGGACAAACAGGCCAGCATCCAGCAGCGCATCGCCGAGGTCAACACATCCGCCCGCAACACCTGGGAGGCCCTGACCGGCACCGTCGAGAACTTCTGGGCGGCCGTGGGCGGACCCATGGTCACGTCGCTGTATCCGTACATGCAGGCGGTCAACGAATTTGTCGGCGGCCCCATGATGGCCTGGGTCGACCGCAATAAGGATCTGGTCAAATGGCTGGGGCTGGCAGCCCTGGCCGTGGGCGGGCTCCTGGTGGTGCTCGGCGGCGTGGGCATCGTGGCCGGGGCCGTGGGTAGCGGCGTATCCGCGTTGCTCGGGGTGTTTTCGGCTGTGGCGGGCGGGGTCGGCATACTCGGCCGGGCTTTGGCCTGGCTCGGTCCCATCCTCGGCCGCACGCTTTTGACCGCCTTCCTCGCGGCGGCCAAAGGGGCGTGGGCATTCACTGTCGCGCTCTTGGCCAACCCCATCACCTGGATCATCGCGGCGGTCATCGCCCTGGGCGTGGGCATCTACATGCTGGTCAAGCATTGGGACACGGTCAAGGCCGCAACCCAGCGCTTCTGGGACTACCTGAAGACCGTGGCCGGATCGATTGGGACGGCGTTGTCCAGCGCAATCACCGGCGGAATGGCGGCCATACAAAGCGGCGTGTCCCGTGCGGTTTCCGCCGTGGCCCAGGTGGGCGGTCGGTTGTTATCCGTTTTCGCGAGCCTGCCCGCACGGATGTTCCAGGCTGGCGTGGGCATCATCGAGCAACTGTGGCAGGGCATGATGTCCGCCGCAGGCAAGTTGCTGGATGGCGTCAAGGGGATCGCCGAGAAGGTGCGGTCCTACTGGCCGTTTTCTCCCGCCAAGGCGGGACCGCTGCGGGATCTGCACCGCGTCCGGCTCATCGAGACCATCGCCGAGGGCGTCAACGCCGGGCCGCTGGTCAAGGCCATGACGGCGGCGGCAGGGGCCGGTATGGCCCCCGTGAACAAGGCCACGGTTGCCGCCAAGGCCACAAGCCTCATGGGCGACGCCAAGTGGCAGGATCCGCGCCTGCAAGCCGTTCTGCGCAGGCATGGCGGCATGGCCGATCCGACCCCGCCCGCCGCGCGGGCCATGCCCCGAAATCTCGGCCGCACCGTGCCCGTGGGCGGCGCGCCAGCCGCGCCCGCGCCGCGTCCGGCGGCCGGGGCCGCCGCGTCCGGACGGGGCCGCCCTGGCCAGGGAGGCGGAGGCGGCGTCACGGTCAACTACACCGTCAATGTCAAAGGCGGCACAACGGACAAGGACGGCATCATGGCCGCCCTCAAACAGCATGAACACGAACTGGTGCGCCTGATCGAACAGGTCATGGCCCGCAACGCCCGGAGGGCCTACTGATGATCTGGGCCACCCTGGGCGACCTCCGCTTCGAGCTTTTGCGCGCGCCGGAGTCGGCGGACCTGTCCATCGGCCATACCTACGCCGAGCACGCCGTCATTGAGGGCAAGCCCAAGCTGCAATGGACCGGCGACGCCTTGCGGGAACGCAACTGGACCATCCGGCTGCACCATTCGTTTTGCGAGCCCGACACCGTCATGACGGCGCTGCGCACCGCCGCCGCCGGACACCAGGCCCTGCCGCTGTCGCTTGGGACTGGGACGTATCTGGGTCGGTACGTGATCGTGGATATTAGCGAGGAGACGCTTTTCACCGGCCCGACCGGGCGCACCATGGAGCTGGCCGCGACGCTCAAGCTCAAGGAATGGGCCGGTGAGGAATCCAAAGGGGTGGGCGAGGCCGTCACCGGGATTGCGCAGCGGCTGATCGGGAGCGTGTGGCGATGAGCGCCGCGTATCTTGAGCACATCACCACCGAGGGGGAACGCTGGGACACGCTGGCCTGGCGCTACTACCGCGATCCCATGGGCTACGAGCGCATCATGGCCGCCAACCCCGGCCAGCCCCGAGACACGGTCCTGACCGGCGGCATCCGTCTGCTCATCCCCATCATAGAAGCCCCCGACACTCTGACCGAGGATCTGCCGCCATGGAAAAGATGAAGGTCCGCACCCCGCAATGGTCCGTGAAAATCGCTGGGAAAGACGTGACGTCTGCGATCATGTCCTATGTAAAGTCGGTGACCTACAGCGACAGCGTGGCGGGATCGTCCGATGAGGTGGACCTGGTCCTGGAGGATTCGACCGGCGTGTGGCGCACCTCCTGGTATCCGAGCCAGGGCGACGCCATCGTGGTGGCCATGGGCTACGCCGGGGAGCAACTCATGCCGTGCGGGTCGTTTGAGATCGAGGAGATCGAGATCTCCGGCCCCGAGGCGGTCATGCACATCCGGGCCCTGGCCAGCGGCGTCACCCCCGCCCAGCGCACGCGGCGGTCCCAGGCCTACGAGGGCACGAGCCTGCGCGAGATCGCCACCACCGTGGCCCGCCGTCACGGCTTCCGGGTGCTCGGCGACATCCCGGATGTGGGACTTTCCCGCATCACCCAGAACCAGGAAACCGACCTGTCGTTCGTGAAGCGGCTGGCGGGCGATTACGGCCATGTGTTTTCCGTCAAGGGCGATCAATTGGTGTTCAGCCAGTATTCAAAACTGCGCCAGGCCGCCCCGGTCCTGACGCTCAATCGTGTGGGCGGCGTGGCCTCCTACAGCCTGCGGGACCAGTCGCTCAAGGCGTTCAAGGACTGCGAGTGCTCCTACGACGACCCCAAGACGAAAGCCTGCCACACGCACCAGGCCCGGGCCTCGGGGGCCGCGTCCGGCGATACCTGCAAAATCGTCCGGCGCTGCGAAAACCCCCAGCAGGCCAAGCTCCAGGCCGAGGCCGAACTGGAGCGGCAAAACGACGGCAAGTACGAGGGGAGCCTGAACTGCGAGGGCAACACCCGGCTGGTGGCCGGAAATACCGTGGCCCTGGCCGGATTCGGCCATTTTGACGGAACCTACCTGATCGATTCCTCGCGCCACAGCATCGAGCAGGGCGCAGGCTACGCCACGGAGATCACCATCAAGCGGGGCTACGAGGAGGAGGGCCATGCTTAAATTCGGCGTCGTGACCCGGGTGGACGCCGCGAACTGCCGCGCCCGCGTCCGCTACCAGGACAACGAAGGCATCGAATCCTGGTGGCTGGCCGTGATCCAGCGCAAGACCACAGGCGACCGCGACTACCACATGCCCCAGCCCGGTGAGCACGTGGCCTGCCTGGTCGACGGGCGCAACGAGGA